CCTATCCCTGTGTGCCTTGGCAGTCTCAGCCTCTCTATGGGCAGTCGGTGATCAGATTGCTGCCCTCACCCGCCCCAGCCTTGGCGCCCAGGCACCCAGTGACGATGACCTTGCCATTCTCGGCCAGGGCCTCGCCGATGGTGTCCAGGCTCTCCTTGACCGCGTCGTCGATGAAGCCGCAGGTGTTGACGATGACCAGGTCGGCGCCGGCGAAGGTCTTGCTGGTTTCATAGCCTTCGGCGCGCAATTGCGTGAGGATCAGTTCGCTGTCAGTCAGGGCCTTGGGGCACCCGAGAGATACCATACCTATCTTCGGGGCTGCTTTCAGTTCGTTCATGGGGTGATCTGTGTCAGGGCGCGTCTATTCGTACATGAGATTCTCGGACCCACGGCAAGAGTCGGGGTCCAGCAGCGACCGGCAGGCGGCCTACGCCGCCAAATGGGCGGCTGAAAACGGCCTGGTGCTGGATTCGGCATTGTCGCTCAGAGATGAGGGCCTGTCTGCCTACCACCAGAAGCACGTCAAGATGGGCGCCTGGGTGCCTTCCTGGAGCTGGTTGACCAGGGTCGGGTTCCGCCCGGCTCGGTCTTGGTGGTGGAGGCGCTCGATCGCCTGTCGCGAGCCGAGCCCATCCTGGCCCAGGCCCAGCTGGCCCGGATCGTGGACGCCGGCATCACCGTGGTCACGGCGGCCGATGGCAAGCAGTACAGCCGCGAGATCCTCAAGCGCAACCCGATGGAGCTGGTGTACTCACTGTTGCTCATGATCCGGGCGTTTGAGGAGTCCGACACCAAAAGCAAGCGTGTGAAGGCCTCGATCGTGCGCCAGTGCGAATCCTGGATTGCTGGCACCTACCGTGCCCTTGTTCGAAACGGCAAAGACCCGGCCTGGCTGCGATGGGATGGCCAAGCCTGGCAGATCGTGCCGGACAAATACGAGGCCACCAGGTTGATGGTCGACCTGTACGCCCAGGGCTTTGGCGGCAAGGCCATCGTGGAAGAGCTGCAGGCGCGAGGCGTGGCCGTGGCCACCCGCCACGCGTTCAAGCAGCGGCTGCACAAAACCGTGCGACTGAGGGCCCTGATTGGCGAGAAGGAACTCGAGGTGGACGGCAAAACCTACCGCCTGCAGGGCTACTACCCGCCCATGCTCAGCCAGGACGAATGGGACGCGCTGCAGCTGCAGGTGACCGAGCGTGAGCGGCGCAAGGTGCGTGGTGAGTTGCCTGGGGTGATCACCGGCCTGGGCATCCTCTCGTGCGGGTACTGTGGCGCGGCCATGGTGGGGCAGAACTTGATCAGTCGACAGCGCCTGGCTGATGGACGCATCAGGGACAGCTACCGGCGCCTGAGGTGCTCGGAGAACTTTGCGGGCTCAGGCTGCAGGTTTGGCGGCTCGGTGTCGGTTGCGCCCATCGAGCGGGCCATCGTGAACCACTGCGGCGACATCATGAACCTGCGATCACTGCTCGGTGGTGATCGCTCCAGGCCTTTGCGCGATCGCGTGAATGTGGCCAAGGCCCGGGTGGCCGACATCGAGCAGCAGCTGAACAAGCTCATCGACATCATGCTGGCCAGCTCTGAGCCGCCGGCGCAGTTTGTGCAGCGGGCCAAGGCCCTGGAGGCAGAGCAAGACAAGCACAAGCAGGAGCTGGAGCACGCCGAGCTGGAGCTGGCCGCCCTGGCCCGTGCCGAGCTGACCGGCGTGGATCAGGTGTGGCGCGATGTGGCGGCCGGCGTTGAAGCGCAAGAGTATGAGCCGCGTGTTCGTGCCCGCCAGCTGGTGGCAGACACCTTTCAGAAGATCGTGGTGTATTGGAAAGGCCTGGACCCTCAGGCTGTGCAGAATCAGCCCATATCCGTGGCGCTGGTGGCCAAAGGCGGCGTGGTGCGCACGCTGGACATTGATGCTGCTGGCAACTGGGCGGTGGCCGCCACGGTCGATATTGGGTCGGTGACGGAATAGAAAACAGAAAAACCGTCACTGTGATGGTTTTTGTGATGTTTGCCTGGGGCCCGGCAGGTTATCCGTCACTCCGGCCGGTGGTGCCCAGGTTATCCGTCCAGGTTAGGCGTCAAAAGTGACGCCTATATCCTGGTTAGGCCTATCAGTTGGAGCGCTTGGCCCACAGGTTCGCATCGGGGCCGCAGGCGCCGCGCTCGTCCCTGGCATCGGCGCAAGCCTCCCTGTGCACGCGCGGGTGCAGGCAGGTCATCTGGCTGCTGATTGAGGCATCCTTCACCACGCGCTCATTGACGCGATAGGCGCACGATCCGCACGCGGCATCCTGTTTGCTTCGGTCGGCAACGCTGGGGCCTGTGCACCTGTTCATGTCGATCACCCAGTTCATGCCTTGCCTCCCATGTCAGCGACCACTGATGGCGGCAGCTCGCCGAATTCGATGTAGTAGGCCTTGCTGTCTGCGCACGTCTGGCACTGGCACATGTTGCGCAATCCGCCTGCCCCATTGCTGCCGCCTGTGGCAAATGGCTGGATCAAGTAGTAGCCTCGTCCGCTGCAATCTGGGCAACCTTTCAGCCGCACCACATCATCGCCGTGGTCGAGGCCCACGGGGCTTGCAGGTCTGCCTCGCAGCACAACCCTGCGATCCATCACGGTCACGTCGCTCATCTCTCACCTTTCCGCCCGCTTCGCAGGCTCAAATCAGGTGCCCACCCTTGCGGGTCGGCTTGTGGTGTTGGTCAGGCTCAGGCGTTTGTCACCTGGCCTAACGGGTCGGTCAACGCGGACGCCCTGTGGGCGCCGGTTACCTTGTGGTTAGGCCCCAGATGCGGCGGCGATCTCTTCCTTGGTGACAACGGTGTGGCGCACCGTGCCTGGGATAGGGATGCAAAGCTCGCCCGCCCTTTCGCCGCGCTTGGCATGACGAAACTCCGCTCCGGTTACCTTCATGGTCTTCCAGTCCTCGGGCCGTTTGCCAATCCATCCGGCGGCATAGATCCTGAAGTTCTTAGGAACAGGGCCAAACTTGCGTAGGGCGGCGCGTCCAAAGGGCGTGTCTCCCATGATGTCGTCGCTGAACTGCTTTTCCATGTCGTTCCTCTCGTCGGTGTAGTTGCAGGCCTAACGGGTCGGTCAACGCGGACGCCAGCAAGCTGGCGCCGGTTACCTTGTGGGTAGGGGTCACTTGATAAAGACCATCCAGTGGGTGAGGCCCTTGCGTCCGGTGGGGTGGCCAAACAGTGGCGGTTTGGGTGCCAGCTCCAGCACTTCGCGAACTTTCACCTGGTCTTCGGCCCACTTAAACACCAGCACGCCGTCGCTGGCCAGCACGCGGAAACACTCGGCAAAGCCCTGGCGCAAGTCTTCACGCCAGTCTTCGCTCAGCACGCCATACTTGGCGCGTAGCCAGGATTTCGGGCCAGCGTGCTTGAGGTGCGGCGGATCAAAAGCTACCAGCTTGAAAGCCCCATCGGGGTAAGGCAGCTTGCGAAAGTCAGCCACTGTGTCCGGCTCGATGCGTAGCGTGCGGCCGTCGCACAGAGTGTGTTGCTCGCTGCGCTTGTCCACAAAAAGCGCGTCGGGATGCTGTCGGTCAAACCACATCATGCGTGAGCCGCAGCAGGCATCGAGTACGCGCGGCAGTGTTGTGTGTTCCATCGTCCATTCTTTCAATTTGGTGAGCGTGTGGCCCCTACCCGGTCGGTCAACGCGGACGCCAGCAAGCTGGCGCCGGTTACCTTGTGGTTAGGCCGCACATGGGGCCCAAGATTCAGCGTCAATGTTGGGTCGCTTCCAGCCTTCGATTTTTCCGTCTGCGCCCACCTTGAAGATGATGTAGTCGCCATATCCCGTGTCGCCGTGGCACAGGAATGCGTCTGGCACATAGTGACTGCGCCACTTCGCCAAGCGGCCATCCTCGGCGGCAAGCCAGTATTCGCCCTGGTCGCACACCTTGTAATGGATGGCGGCGGCTGTGCCATCGGGCCAGTTCACAATCCATCCATCCTCAAGCCGGATCGTGGGGCACCACTTGTCGCCGAATCGAAAAGGCATCAGCGTGCCGGTGGTGTCTTCCTGGCCGTTCACAGTGGCGTCTTCCCAGTAGCGTACCTCGGCCTCAACTTCGATATAGATTGCTTTCATGGTTCCTCTTGCTTGCTTTGGTGCGGCCTAACGGGTCGGTCAACGCGGACGCCCATTCGGGCGCCGGTTACCTTGTGGTTAGGCTTCAACAGCCGTGGTCAGCAGCTCACGGAAATAGGCCGCGCGGTCGGCAGAGAGTTGGCTCACCTGAGCGGCAGCCACTTCCTCGGCGGTCATGAACTTTTGAGGGTCGGCGCGGTAGCCGTTCTCCCACGCTTCGAAAGCCTTGGCCATTTGCTCGATGCTGACCCTGATGGTCTTCGGCTTGGGTGCTGGCTGGGTGTGCTCCGCCTGGCTGAATGCGGCAATGCGTGCACCGAGGATCTCGGAGTATTCCCACATCAGCTCGCACTGTTCCTTCAGGCGCTCCTGCTCGGCCGCGTCGATGGTCGCGAAGATCGGGTTCTCGCCAATGAAGGCGCTCAGGGCCTTGGCCTTCGTGTCCAGCTCAGCCTTCTCGTCAACGACGCGCTGCTGATGTGGCTGTAGTTGGTTGGTGATCATTTCGTACCTTTCCGCCCTATTTGGGCTGTGTGTTGTGTCAGGCCCTGGGCATCTGCCACCGGGCCTAACGGGTCGGTCAACGCGGACGCCCTGTGGGCGCCGGTTCTCAGTCCTCAAAGTCGTAGAAGTGGTCGCGGCCTCGGCCAGTTCCTCCGCAAGGCGCTCAGATTCAGCCTTCCTGCAGGCGCCGCACACGCGGTACACGCGCCCGGTGCTGCCCTCATCGATGTCGCGCCTGTTGGTCAGGTCGGTGGCTGATTGGCTGCACCAGTCGCACACGCCGGACCGGTGTTCGGCCTGATAGGCTTTGAACTGGTCAAGGCACTCCTGGCACAGGTCGTTCAGTTCTGCGCCGAAGCTGTCTGTCTCGCCCTGAATGCGGGCCACGGCGGGGCGGTCTGGGTGATGGTCGCAGGCGGTGCCTGCGGGCAGGTGGTGGCGTGTGCCGGGCAGGCCGCTAGTGGGGCCGATTACGTGTGCCATGTGATCCTCTCCGCCACGCTCCGCGCGGCTCGTTTTCAAAGCGCCCTCCTGACCACCACGAAGCCGGCCGCCCTCAGGCGCCGCATGGCGGCCTTCAGCTCCTGCTGTTCCTGGTCGTCGTATTGATCGTTCCAGGTGTAGTGGCCGCCCTGCATCTCCACCGCGCCCTTGGCGATGTCGCCTTTGAGCAGCGCCCACACCAGGCCTGTGTTGTCCAGGTCGGCCTCGATGGCCAGATCTGCAGCCGTGGCCCGGCCGTTCTGGCGCAGGTAGGTGCGCAGGCGCTCGGTCTTCGTGTCGGGCTTCTGGGCGTGCCCCAGCAGCCTGGCGGCTTTCCGGCGCTTACCTGATCGCGTTGCGTGCTGGATGAGCTGGGCGAATGGGTTCGGGTTCATGGGGTGCCTCAGTGCTTGCCGTCGCCGGCGGTGAGCTGTTGCACCGCAGATCCGATGCCATTACCTGGCGGCTGGCTGGGCAGGCGCGGCTGATTGCTGCTGTTCGGGATGAAGCCGGTCTCGCCTTCGCCAGTGACTCGGATGTAATCAACCTCAACCTTGGCGGTTTGCACGATGGTCTTGCTGACTTCGTTGATGGCTGCAGCCTTATCCAGAGGGATGGTTCCGTCGCGGATGCCGTCCAGTGTTTGGAAGAGCATGGCTCTAAGGTCTCCGATGGTCTTGCTCATGTGGTTTGCTCCTTCGTGCGCTTGTTGATCGCGCGTGTGATCTGGCCGCGCAGGCGCATGGTGTCTGCCAGCTCTGGCGGATAGCTATGAATCGTGTTGCGTGCCATGTTTTGGGCCAGGGTGAGAAGCTCAAGACGATCAAGGGTGATTTCGTCCCGGTTCGCGGTGCGCATGCCTGGCTTGAAGGCAACCACGTAGCCCTTGGGGATCGGCCCATAAGATTCGGCCCAAACAATTCGATGAACGCCTTCCCAGCGACGAACAGGAGCGATGCTCCGGTCATCGGTGACCTTGCGAACCAGGTAACCGTCGCTGCTGACTTTCTCCGTGCCAATGGGCACGTAGTTGTGAACCTCCTGAGCCGGTCGACCGGGCTTGAAGGATGTAGCGGTCACTTTGCCTGGTTGCTTCACGCCTTTGTTTGCTGGCGTGAAGCCCTTCTGAAACCTGTGGACTGAGCCAGTGACGCCCGTCAGCCGGCCTGATTCAGGCCCCAGGTAGAAGGCCTCAGACTTCTTCACGTTCAGCTTCTTGGCCAGCCTGCTGACCTGGTGATACGCCACGCCCAGCACCTTGGCCAAGATCTCAGTTTGCGTGTTTGGGAATTGCCGGCGCACAAACTCGATCTCTGCAGGGGTCGGCTTCCAGCGCTTGCGCAGAATGTCTCGGCTCTTGGTCATACCAGGCCTCCAGCACCTCGCAGATCCACCCCTTCCGGCTTCCGGGCCCAGCTCACCACCGGGCTCATGATCATGGTGGCGTTGCTGCTCCACCAGGTGGCGCCATCAAAGTTGGCTTCCCAAACCTCAATCGAGCCGTCATCGCGCAGCACGCTGACCAGCACGTCTTCCTCTGGGTCAGGCTTGCTGCTGGGTGGGTTGAATGTCAGGGTGATGGTGTTCATGGGTGGGCTCTGGTGGACGCTGGCGCCAGCTCTTGCAGTTGCGCTCGGCTCGTGGGCTGTTGAACTGCCAGGCGGGGCCGAGCAGGCACCGCACGAAGCCGGCCTGGACGATCTGCACGGCTGACTTGATCGAGCGTGGATCGTTGCTGTCATTGGGGTGGGCTTTGCGTGTGCGGTGCTGGCAGTCGATGCACTGCACCATGGTCAGAATTCCCGCATCAGGTGGACGCCACCAGAGCGTCCGCCCGAATTGGGGAACAGACCAAGTCGAAAGCCGGCGGGCAGATCAAGCGTGACCACCACCAGCGCAGTGAGGGGGGCGGTGCGGCTGTAGCCCGTCACCACACCAGCCGTCAGGCCCACGGCACCATGGCGCCACGTGTGGCCAGCCCACCAGCTGGGCTTGCTGGCGCTGTTGACGTACAGCCCAGCGCTGTAGTTGTTGCAGCGCACGTACAGGCCCGGGTTGAACTCTCTTCGATCGCCGCTGCGGTCAAAGTGGTACGTCCCCAGGTGCACCCCTCCCCCCCATTGCTCGCAAGCGCGAACCGAGGTGCAGACCAGGGCAGCGGCCAACAGCAAGAGCAGTGCACGCTTCATGCCGATGCCCCCAGCTTGCCGGTGACGCGGATGTGGCCTTGACCGATCAGGGCCTGGCGGAAACTGTTCACGGCCACCGCCCTCACCTCGCGGGCCACCTCGGGGCCATCGGCCACGATCTGGTTGTTCTCGTCCACCACGACCAGGCGGGCGGGCTTGCCATTCACGGTGACCACCGGGGCCTCATGGGCCACGGCAGACACCACCACACCGGGCACTTGGCCCGTCACAAACTCGGTCATCATGGTGATCTCCTCGCACGGCCTGGGCCGTGCATTGGGCTCAGTTGCTACGCTCGTACTGGCCGCGCAGAACCGTGACGTTGCTGTCTTCGTGCAATGCCGTCTCAACCAGCTGCATCAGCTCGGCGCTCATCTGGTCTTCGTGCTGTTCCATCTGGCGAATGCGCAGGCACAGCTTGGGTTTGTCGTCGCCGGTGATGACCGACAGGCGCAGCACAAAGCTGCGCTCAGACAGCCCCTCGTAGGGCACGCAGCTGAAGTACACCAAGTCGGGCAGCGTCAAGGTGCTGGAGGCCTCGACCGACTCAAAGGCGCTCATCGTCTCTTTGAAGTTGGCGCTGACGCTTTCCACCTTGCGGGCGGCCTCGATGGTCAGCTTGCGCAGGGCCTGCAGCGCAGAACCCTTGGTGATGACCGATGGCGAATCGCTGGCGGTGCTGAAGAACTGCACCAGGTCAATCCAGTCTTCCAGGAACTCGACCGCAGTCTTTTGCGAGATGTGATTGCCGTTGATCTTGGTCAGGGCGCTGAAGGCGGCGGTGGGCTGCAGCTGCAGCAGCGCGATGTTGTCGGCATGGCCTGGGGCAGTGGTCGTGCCCAGGTTCAGCACGGCCTTGGCGCTGGTGTCGCGCCCCACGAAGATGGTGGTTTGCAGGCTGTCATCGCGCTGAGCCACAACATACTTCGCAAAGTCAGGAATGCAGCTGGTCTTCATCAGGCCCCGTGCGCGGCGGCGCAGATCCTGATACTTCTCCAGGTCGTGCAGCTGCAGGGTATCTGGCAGGGCCACACAGCCGTCTTTATGGTCAAGGGCCTTGGTGATGGCCTCCGAGGCATTGGTGATCTGCTCGGCCTGGCTGAGCTGCTGAATGGCTTCTTTGGTGAACATGGGTGATGTCTTCCAGGTGATGCGGGTGGGTGGTGGTCGCTCAGGCCTTGGCCTTGTCGTTGGCCTTGAACATGTCGAACTGGCTCTCCGGCACCAGCGAGAGGCGGCCGTATTTGCCCACGTGCATCACGGTGGCGCGTTGCTCTTCTTCACGCACGCGGCCGGCGGTGGTGGGCTTGGCGTAGGTCAGCTGGTGGCTCACGGCCACCTGGCTGGTGCCGTCAACCTTGGTCAGCTTCAGCTTGAGCGTGACCTCGCCCACCTTGTTCAAGTCCTGGACCGCGATCGCCACAGTGGACAGGGCGGTGGACAACTTGCGCTCCAGTTGGCCGCCGTCCAGGTCGGTGATGAACTCCGACACATCGGTGGCGGCTGAGGGGTTCTGTTGGCTCATGGTGATTTCCTTCATTGGTGGTGGTGAGAAAAGGGTGGGTGCTCCAGGCGCAAACTGGCTATCGGGCGCGCACGTTCGTTCATTCAACCGAGGAGGTCTAACGCGCCCTCACGGGCTTCCGGCACCCGTTGATCAAATGGCCTGGTGAATGGCCTGCGGCTTGTTGTCGGTCAGTGAGCGCATGGCCATCGTCACGTTCACCAGGTCAGCGCAGTTGGCACGCAGCTCCTGCAGCGAGCCGTTGTTTGTCAGCTCGTGGCTGAAAGGAAGATCAAGGCGCTCAGACTCGTGGTCGCGAACGCTCGGCAAGTTGTCGCGCGTCACCCGCACAACCCACCCGCCCTGCTCTTTCACCCACTGGGCCTCGTTCAGCATCCGCACATCCGTGACTACCAGGAACTCAGGCGCAGGCTGCACCTCGGCCGCGCGGGCCAGGCGGTGCTGCAGCATCTGGATCCAGAAGCTGCGCCCCAGGCAGTGGCGGCCCCACTCGCTGCCCAGCGTCTGGGCCAGCATGCGATAGCTGGCGCCGTTGAAGCCTGGGATGGGCTCTTCTTTCAGCCTGCGGTCACGCAGGTACTGATCAGGCACGCCGATCGCCAGCAGCATCTGGCGGATCGGATTGGCAAACGCTTCGACTGCCACGCGGCGCCCGCTGGCTTGCAGCTGCTCACGGATGAATTGGGCGGCGGTGTCCTTGCCTGCACCGGCTTTGCCGGTCAGGCCAATGATGGTGGTCTTCATGATGTCAGGCGGCCAGTGCCGCTTCAGAGGTGGATGAATGCGGCTCGTGGCGGGCCACCTGGGGCGGTGGCTCGATCTGCACCGGCCCCAGCGTGCGCAGCACCTGACGGCCTTCCCAGCGGTCAAGCACCAGGCCAGAGGCGTGCACCACGACCTGCTGGCCGCGCTTGAGGCGGTGCGCAGCGTTGGAGGCGGCCACATGGGCGGCCGGCCCTTCCCCAAAGCACTGGCAGGCCAGGTAGGGAATGCCGCCCGATTGCTCGATCAGGGCAAAGACAAGGGCAACGCCGTCGCGCTGCATGCGGAACTGGCCGCGATCAGCGCACAGGCCAGAGATTCGAAGGCGGTCGCTCATGCCTGGGCTCCCTTGATCTGGGCCAGCTCCAGCTGAGCCCGGCGCACATCGATGCGCAGCTTGGCCAGCTGCAGAGCTTGGCGCACGGGGTGCATGCGTGCTGCGCGATCCGCAAGATGATCAATGCGGGCTTGCAGCAGGCGGGCCCGTGCTGCGTTGATGGTGTGCATCAGCATGGCGGCCACCTCACTTGCACAGCTCGTGCAGCGCCAGCGCTGCCAGAGACAAGCCGATCGCCGTGGCCAGCGCCACGTCCAGGAAGTGCTCGATGAAGGTCGGCATCACAGGCCCCCCTTCGTCGGCTGCAGCTCAGCCAGCAGCGCCTTGTAGCCAGTGCCCCAGGTGGCGCGGACCTCGTCCAGCCCGCGATTGAGGCGCGTGCGCTCAACCAGTCGGGGGCTGAGCCTGTTGCCCGGTCGAAACAAAGGCTTGTGGCGCAGCACCTGCTGCATGCGCTCATCCAGCGGGCGACGGGGGCAGCCCATGCCAATGGAGTCGTGGCCATTGCTCATGGCAGCCCAGGTGGGCCCCTGGTAGCCAGCGTGCCGGCGCAAGCGGCGTGTGAAGAGCACCAGCTTCAGGTGCTCGGCCTCGATAACGTGCGTGGTGGCCATGTCTCAGCCCCCGATCGCCAAACGCAGCAGGCCGGCAAGGATGCCGCCGATGCCGCTGGCCATGACCATCAAGAGGCCGAACAGCACCGCCTTGGTGGGCTTGATCTGATCAAGTTGGATCTGATCAGCTGGCTTCGTGGGAGCTGGGGTGTCAGACATCTTTGCCCTCCTGGGTTGCGATGGCTGATTATTTCCCCATGGGCAATGATCTGTCAATACCCTTTGGGTAATGATGTGACGTAAAAAAATGCCCAGCGTGTGCTGGGCTGTGCTGCGTGATGGCGGTGGTCACGCTCTGTCGGTCAGTCTCCTTAGGATGTAATCAAGCGCCTCCTGCTCAGCTGGGTGTACGGCCTTCTGTGTTGCAACGATTGCCTTTGCAGCGTCCATGATGGTGCCCAATGGCAGTTCATGGTCCCTGGCTACGCGCCCTACCGCTAGGTTGAATGCTTGTCGACTGGGGGTGTCCATGCTTGAAAGCGCCGCCTTGATGTCATCGTCGGTCCAGTGCTGATCAGTGATCTGATTGCATGCGTTTGCGATCACTGATCTTTCGGCTGCCCTGAGTTGCCCATCTGCTTTCGCCAGGAAAAGCAAGACCATCAGAACATCGCGTCGCTCATTAACCAGTTTTCTCCCTCTGGCAAAAGGCGAGTTATTAGCCGCCTGTGACAGATATCCAAAAAGGTCTTGAATGATTTCGCCGGTCTGCGCGTCAAAACATTTAGAAACTCTATCAGTTCTAAACGTTCTGTTTGAGTTTCTAAGGTTGCAATACCCATCAAAAAAGCCAATTTTTGTGCCCGGATAGAATTTCTTGACATCAACTGTTCTTTGGGTATCGGCGCCTTGACTGTCCCTGTAGGAAAACGTCAAGGTGAGACTGACGGGTATGGAATCCGCTGCAAACCCGTAGGCCTCAATGCCTGAGTCTGCTGTGTCCAGCGTTCCTTCACTGATCCGCATCACCGACTGCCCATAGAGAGGCTGAGACTGCCAAGGCACACAGGGGATAGG